TGGATCCTTGGTGATGAGAGTGACCGAGTACTCTTTAGCACCCTTGTAGGGTACGTCGGAAGCACGGTCAATTTCGATCTTCGACAAGTGGAAGACAATCGCAGGATACCCAATCTTCAGATTCTCTGGAGGTTGGAAATACACTCGGTTGTGCTGGGCCGCTTGTTGAAGTAGATGTAGGAGGTCTTTATACGTGCGCATACAGACCGCCTAGATTGATGGTAAGCCGTGGATAATTCACGCCAATGGACTGTACCTCCCATTTTGAACCCTTCCATACTACATACTTCAGGGCCTCTAAATTGGTCTTGATCTTGGTGTCTATCAGAACGCTGATCTCGTTGGTGAGACGGAGGTCAGTGTTGACCGAGGCGTTGTTATCGTTCCTGACCCAGAGACTACGAATAGTCCCCTTCGCCGGAAATTCAACAATATTCTCGAGCCAAACACCTTCCTCTGTCTCCTGAGTCGTCACGAAACCCAGCTTACCGCTGAATCGTGACATTGGATCATGCCTTCTTGCGCGAGATCGTAAGAGCCGAGTACGGAGCAGTCAGCGAGCCCGACATACGCGTTTCGGCAAGGTATTTGTACTGGTTGAAGTCGAGATCGAAAGTCTCGGCCATGCCGAGCTCCGCACCTGCGTTAGAACCAATTGTGTAATCCTTGAGGTCCACGACGATCGCCAGCAGCTCGTGGTTCGCGCCCTTGATCTCGTGCTCAAAGCCATCGAACTGGGGGACCGTGACGATCTTGGAGACTCCGAGAGCGCCGGCGAGCGAAGCCTCGGTCTCGTAGAGACGGCGACCATTCTTGTCCTTCAGGAGGAGCATCTTGACTAGACGCTTCTTCGAGATGAACAGGGTCGGCGAGCCGGAGCCCTCGAGATCCGCGGACGCCATGACGATGTCATCAACAAGCGTCTCATCGGTGGTGTTGGCCTCAAGCGACTTGTGAATCGCGTAGAGATCGTTCTCCTTGAGAATGGGGCGGATCGCCTCGTCATCAACACGGTCGGGGTCGGTCATCTGGCGGCCATCACCAATGAGGATGGCCCGAGCGATTTCCTCGCTGAGCTTACCCTTCATCTCGGCCTTGAGCCAGGCGACGACGTTGAAGTCGGTGATGTCCACAATGTCATCGCGGTCCAGTCGTTGCTTCTTGTAGATCGTGGTGGGCGAGGTGATACGGGTCAAAAGCTTGATGACCTCATCGGTCTTCTTCTGAGCCTTCTTGGCGTAACCCTTCGCCCTTGCTTTGTCGTCACGGATGTCCGCAAAGACAGACTTGATGCGAGCGAATGGCGAGTGCTTCGTGCCGTTCATGACAACCGAGACCCAAGACTGGTCGCGATCGATAAAGGTTGGCTCGTCAGTAATGGCCTTGGCGTCAGGGAACAGGTAGCCGATGTTCTCGATACCGTAGTCAGCGTGCTTAAGCTCCTCGAGCAGGGTGGAGTTGTTTCGCTTGGCCGTCGCAACGAGCTCAGCGAAATCTGCGTGGGACAGCACATTCTCAGGAGCCTTGTCCCCTTCAAAGACGTTATGCTTCATGTCGTCTCCTTCATTGTTTTCTTCGTCGGTGTCTTCGGAGTCTTCAGACTCCCTGTCAATAGCGGCTGCGATCAGGTAATTGACCGCCTCCATCTGCTCCTCGGAGAGAGTCGAAAGAATCTCTCCGATGGTCTTGTCTCCGTTTGGAGACTCGTCTTCGGAGTCTTCGGAATCCTCAGACCCTTCGAAGTCTTCGTGAACGGCATCGCCATCACCCATTTTGATGATCGCCGAATAGCCTTCGCCGTCGCCGTGAGCCATAGACACGTTCTCAATGGTCGCCTTGGGGTTCGCGCCCTTCAGCACCAGAGAGACCTCGACGATGTTGCCATGCTTGACAACATTGCCGTCCTGCTTCAAGTGATTGGCAAAGATCGACATGGCGGTGACGTCACCGTGTTCAATTAGTTCGCGAGCATGATCTGCCTGAGCAGATCCGTTGAAGAAACCGTAGGCGTAAACACCCTCAGGCTTCTTCTCGAGCTGAGCGTGGCCGAGCACATTGGTCACATTATCGTGGCCGTGCTGCCAAACGAGGGGGACAACTGCCCCGTCGTTCTGTTCAAATGCCTGATGAGCAATAACTCGCCCATCGGAACACCTAACTCCGGCCACAGTCGCCCAGCCGTCAAAGTCTGCGACTTCATCCGGCGCTGTCATTTTGAACCTCCTGGTTGGAACGTTGTTCCGCGTTTGCGGAACTCGTGTATGGGTTCGCCAGCTGATCCGCCTTGGGATCGGTGGATTGCGGCAAACCGATGATGCTTCGGATTTCGTTCGGCGTCATCACCTGGTTGGTGATGAACGTCTGCGCCATGGATGCAATCGAGTCCAGTGACGTGGCCGCGAATGGATCCCTCACGTAGATAATCCGCTGGCCCTGCGACCTAGCGGTCTTCGTCAAGAAGACCATTGTCGCAGACTTTGTGATAGTGTCGAGAATCGGCTTGACTGTCCTGTTGTAATAGGACAAGTTGGTTTCAGCATCAGCCGTGCCGTTAAACACACTCTCAGTAAAACCGAGAGCGTTGTACAACTGTTCAGACAGGTATTTCACCTGATCAAGCAGATTATTCTCAACCGGACGGTTGAGCTGCGTGATTTTCTCAGCACCATCGACGTATGCCACGCCGATCTCCGAATTTCGGAGCTGCTGTTCAATTGCCTCACGCCGAGTCTCAGCTTGCTGCTGCCGAAGTTCGCCTCGAACTGAGTATGGAAGCTGGATGATCAGATCCAACTTCTTACCGAGAGCAGAATTGTCGATCGCGTCAAGCGCGTCTAATTTTCGAGCTAGTCGATTCGCCAACGAGTTGTTACTGGCTGTGACATCATATAGGGGACTGTATACGATTGCTGCGGAATTCTTGGAAATTCGAATAGTTTCCCGTTTTCCACTACGATCGTTATACAGATTCACGTCAACTGAGTCTGTGTACCAAGACTCGACCCGTCCAACTCGAAGAGACAAGACATCGAATGAGCCTTCCTCGTTCAGAGCGGTGTCAGTGTCGACTGGAATCAGAGCTGCGCTACCGGTTTCGAGCATCGTGTAGACAAGCTCGTAGATCAGAGCGTTCGAGGTCTGATCGATGTTTGCCATCAGAGACAAGCATTCGTTCAGAGACGAATCCCTCTCACTGTCATACCTACCATTTTGATCTACTTTTACATGGCGAATTGGAGTGTTCGCCACGTCCAAAGCAATCTTGTTGTAGAGTGTTTGGACTAGGTTTGTAGAGCCAAATGACCTGTAGCTTGGCCGGTATTCGCTGTAATTACTACGCGCATATCGTTCCGGGCGATCGTGTGCGAACACATTCCACGCCCGCGCCAACCGTGACATAATACCCATAGTACCTCCTCTCGTTAGTTGAAATCGTCGAGTTGGTTTTTGTAGGCTACCCAGGCGTCTATCAAGGCAGCCACACTGTCAATCTTGAGATCCATTCGTTTCTTCAAGATTTTCCTGTTGCCGTTAGTGTCCTCAAGGGTGATGGTGTTGCCCATTGCCCATGAGAATAGCTCCTGATCGAAGATGAGTCTTCGGTCTTCAGCCAGACTCTTGAGTTCACCCAACGGAACCGACTCGGTGCGTGCGCCCTGAATGACCTTGTAGATGCCGTAGGGTCCGTTATCAGTCGCCCAGCGTTCCACGAATTCTCGAGCATTGTACGGGTCGTACCCGAATGCTCGAACGTCGTACTCAGACCTGAGAATGTATTCGTCGAGGTCTGTGTAGACCTCGATCATGTCGAGAATAGTCCCGTCCATCACTTGGAGGGAACCTTCTCGGATGAAAGACTCATACTTAGCACGGCCTGCCGCCGGCAATTTGTCGAACGTTCGCGTCGTGATGTACGCGCGAGTCTTAATACCGAAGTCGCCAGTCGACAGAGGGAACAGGAACGTAAAAGCACAGAAGTCATCGCCTTGCGATAGGTCCGCACCCATAGCACAAGGCATCTGCCAGAACTCTCTTGGGTTGTGAGGAATAGTCTCTTCGTACTTGAAGAAGTATGTGTATCCCTCACACGGGATGCCGAACCTTTTCGCAAGAATGTCATTCCTTGCAGACGGAACATTCTCAGCCCTAGCGACGTCTCGTTGGTATGTGTCATAAGACACAGTCTTCCCGAGGTTAGGTTGTGCCTTAAGCCACATGTTTGGATCCCCGACCTCACTCACGTCGTCTAGTCGGTAATACCAGATCGACGTGTGGGGGTCATAATACTCGCCCTTAAGGATCGAAAGTAATTCCATTTTGATGGAATCGCCGACCCCGTTTCGGACGGTGCCTTCGGACGAGACAGCAAGGATCACCCAGTCGTTGAGTTTAGACGCACCCTGCTCAAGAGCAGCGATGACGTTCTGCCGGACATCTCCAGACAGCCACTCATCGATTGTGTTCACCTTAGATCGCAAGCCCTGAAGCTTGTCGACATTCATCGGGCGAACCTCGAGAAGAGAGTTCGTCGAGAAGTTCTCAACCCCCTTCTTAGTTGGGGTGAGCAAAGACCGATTAACCTTCATCCCTACTGTTGCGTGAACGGTGCCCGCTGACAGGAACTTGAACAGAGGTCCCCGACTGCGCGCGATAGCAGTCTTAATAGGGGACAGTGTTTCCTCAGCCTGCGGCATAGTGGGCGCCGTGGCTATTTGGTGTGTTGTCGTGGGGTCGATTGTCAGGAAGTAAGCGTGAATAAACGCCATATACATAGACTTGGCACCACCGCGCGCGACAACAAGGTATTGCTTGTTGACCAATCGTCTCTTGACGTCGACTTGAACATACCTACCGTTATGCCCCGTTTCGTCAGGAATGAACTTTGTCACTCTTTCGAAGTAGAACCACGAAAGAAGTGATTCAGCCCATAGCTTGAATGAATCTAGCAGGGTTAGATCGCTACCGTCAACAAGAGTCATTTCGTTCTCACAGAACGCGATGAATCCATCGATAGCCTTATCGTCGTAGTAATATCTTGGATTCGCTATAAGGTCGTCAATCCGGTTCATCTCCATCTCGATTGTATGGGATACCGGGATTTCACCTTTGAGAACTTTGTCGCGAAATTGGGCGTAATACTTTGGTGTGGCAGTGTTGGATAGTGCCATACCTAGTTGTTATCCTTCTTCTTATCTTTCTTCTTATCCTTCTTAGCAACGGCATTCTCGATGATGGCGTTGATGTTAAAGGCGTTTTTAGCCATTGCAGCAATGCCTTCATACTCAGTGCCCTTAAGCTTGGAGTCAAGGGCCGCAGTGAGCATGTTGGCCGCTGTATTAGCAGCATACTTCGTCAAGTTTATTCGAGCTTCGTCAACGAATAGGTCCGCCGTTTTGGACAGTACACTTCTATTTTGATTTTCGTACTCCTTGAGCTTTTGCTTAAGCTCGTAATTCTGCTTCTCGAGATTCAGACGCTTGTTCTGCTCGATCAAATCTGTCGAAGACAGACGCCGAGGAGTTTCCTTCCGCATGGCAGCTGTGATGCCGCCCTTAGGAACCCGCTGCTTATCCAGTTCCTTCTGCTTCTTCTCGGCTTCCTTAGCTGCCTTCTTCTCGGCTCGCTCGGCTTCTTTCTGCTTCTTCTTGCGCTCGGTCTCTGCCTTTCGCGCGTCCCGAAGCTTCTGGTTCTCGAGCTTCTTACGTGCTCGTTCGGTAGCCTCCTGAGCCCGCTTGGCCTTATTCGCTGCGTGCTTTTGAGCGACTGCACGTGCACCCTTCTTAGCCGCAGCGGCTGCAGCCTTAGCAGCCTTCTTCAGCTCGGATTCGTGCTTCTTGCGTTCCTTCTCAGCAGCCTTCTCGGCCTTGGCACGTTCCTTCTTGAAGGCCTCAGCGTTGATCGATTCACCGATATTACGCTTCTCTTCAACAGACCGAAGTCCGCCTCCAGAAGAGGATTCAGTCTTCTTACGGACGCCCCACTTCATACCGAGGACGCCGTAGTGAGACAGAGTTTCTTCGTTCATGGTTTCTCCAATCACTGAATGGTGAGCCGCCATTCCGCCTCTTGCTTTAGAGCCTCAATAGCCTTGATTGAAAATGAGGTCTGCGGTGGATCAAACGTCAGTCGAACTGAGTAGTTCACATACTGGCGCAAGATTCGCCCGAATGGAGTGGCGGGGTAATCTGCCTCGGAAGATTGGACGGCGCCCGCCTCGTGGTTCAGCTGAGACGCAGTTGCCAAAGCGTTGTCAATAGCGTCCTTGATCTCGCTGTCAAATGACGGGTCATCCTCAATCAACCCGAGGTAGACTTTTGTGTCGTGTAGAACTGACATTTAGCCTCCTACCATAGTTTTGTATCGCCGGGTGATCTTGGATCGAAATTGTCGAGAGCCCATGGATTGGTTCCGTAGTGGATTGCATTATGAGTATCTCGGCTCACACATATGAGATTATTGGTGTCCCACAGGCATGGGTCGAAATTCTCACACTGACGTGGGGTCAGAGGGTTGATGTGATGCACGACAATGCCGTTGTGAATCTCATAACCCTCGAGACCGAGATCGCATCCAAGATCTCTCGCGATCACTCGAGTGCGAGCATCTCGCCAAATATCGCTTTGGTAAAAACTCTGGTTCAACCACCTGGATCCACCAAAAGTCTCGCCGAAAAATGCTCCATCGAGGGCAAGATACTCGAGCCGCTCTTCAAATGTGTGTAGGTGCCTGAGTTCGTCATAACTCCGCATCTGAATCTCCAGAATATACCTTGAACGCCGCCAGCGCTTCTTGCACCAGCTCCTCGGTACGAGCAGCCGACTCGAGCGCCGAGACCTTCGCCTTGGCGAGTGTTGTATCAGCCTCAAGCCGAGCTTGTTCCAGTCTTTCACGACTAGAGCCCAGCTTCAGGAAATGTAGGATCACCGAATTGCTCGCGGTGCCGTCAAGAATCTGCTGAGTTGCAACGTCCATGGCGGCAACTATAGCCATTCGTTCGGCTTCCTCGGGGGTTCGAGGAGTTTTAGTCTTCTTTTTTGCCATTTCGCATCCTTTCTAATACTTCGATCTGAGTTTTCGCCTGCCCCAACCCTCGCCTGGAAAGGAGCGAGAAACAGGCGTGAGAACTAATTGGGCTGGGGCAAGCCAAAACCCAAATCGAAATATACCCCCGGAGAAAATCGAAGGTGGGACGCGATTTGGGTGGGGGCTGTCGGGTATTGACAGCCCCCCGGGGGTCAAAGGAGGGAGAACCGTGGTATTCCCTCGCGTTGATTGATGTCATTCAATCACGAAAGTTCTCTTTCCAGTTGTATCGTGATCGAGAATCCATTGAATCGCTTCTTCGACATCATCGCTAACTAGTGCATCACTCAATTCATCACTGGTTTTGCACACACGATCCAGGAGCCCGCATGAATTGTAACCTTTCTGAAGGTCAAATGCGAACCACTGATCAAACTCAGTCTTTGGACTGAATGGATTGTCAGTGGTTGTTAAGTAGGTTGCAGCCATATTAGATTACACTCCCTTCACTGCGTCAAGAACGGACGACGTCGAGATTCCAAGCATCTCTGCAATCTCAGATGTGGTGGCTCCATTACGAGCCATGGCCCTGGCTCGAGCAACCACACCTGTGGAGAGAACAGGCTTGTCTTTTGGCATCGACAGTTCGTGTAGGCGCTCAGGGTCTGCGTATCGTGCGATGCTTTCCATCATCGCATTAGACACAGCTCCATCCATGATTGCTTTCCACTCATGATCAGTGATGTCGAATTGGACCTCCTTACGGGACGCTCCTGTACGAAGACGTGCAGCCTTTAGGGCTTGTGCCTCGAGTCTGGTTCGTTCCTCCTTGGTGATGTCAGGGTTTGCCTCGACCTTTACCTTCACAACACCTCCCGCAATGAGCTGCGCCTGGCGTTCCCTGGGGGCATTCGTGAGCGCGGTACGCACCTTGTCTTTGAGGGAGGATATTTCCGCGGCATACTCCTTAGCAGCAGCGGGGTCTCGTTTCAAGGTGGGGGTGTCAACGATCTCCCGACGGGCTGTGTTCGCAAGAACTTTCATATTATTTGCATAACGGGCGTAGAGATTTTCCATGGGTGTACCGGACGAAAGCTTACGCGCGTCGTCGACCAACTCCATACGGGTGGCCTTCGAAGTACGGAGCTTCGTCTCGATAACAGGAGGCTTGGTCTTATATTCTTTGGTGATAGAATATGTTTCACCAGTCTCTTCATACACCTTGCGTCCGGTGAGAGGGTCGATGGGTCCACCCTTCGCCATAGAGCGGGGCTTACGCTTTGGAATATCCACCTTGGATGCAGCGCGGGAAATAAGAGTGGAGACACCACCCTCAGGCTGGTATTTCTTCTTGAGGTCCGCAATGCGATTATCCTCGGCAGAGGTCCGGTAGTCGAGCTTATGTTTGGCCGCGTCAATCACGACCATTGAATGCCTGACGGCACGGGCAAGCTCAGCTTCGGTAGCGCCCTTGATAGTCATGTCAGTAATAAGATTACTGATCTCGCCCATCTGCTTCTGCTTTCCTTTTTCGGAAAGAACCTTCATCCCAGGATATCCAGGATATGCCGCAGAGGGGTCGAAACCTTCGAGTCCTTTGAGTGGGGACGTCGAGCGAATACGACTCTTCGCTGTAACCGGAATAACCAGCACAGTATCGCCATCAAAGTCTGCACCCGACAAACGGGCGGCAACCTTATGGTTAATACCGATAGCATCAGCTGCGAGTTCGCCAATGGTCTTACGAGATTCTTTATGACCGTTATTTACGGTAAGGATGGGGATCTCGAACGTCCCGCCATGAGGATATCGCACGAGGGCTACTTTTTCGCCATTTTTGAAGTTCGGAGCATATACCTCCGTGGGCTTCAAAGAAATCACCGGGAGAATAACCTGATATGCCTGACCTGGAACGGCAGCTGCTTTAAGGCGGACCGAGTCTGAGTCGCAGCCATCCGCGAAGTCTTGCAAGGCTTTCTTGCGAAGCACGGGGTTCGTCAGGGACATAATATCCCTGAAATTCTGTTTAGCCTCGTTCGTAGAAATATCCAGTTGCTGTTTCGCAAAAGAAATATCCTGCTTGGACAGGAATTGGGCGGACAGAGTCCTGCTCCAGTCTCCCCATGAACCCTCTTCGTTCACCAAGTTGATTGGAGAGAGTTTCTTCTTTCCGTCCTTATCGATATATTCCATCTGCCGGCGGATAATGGCCCCGAACGGGTTGTCTGGGTCATCCTTCATCTTCTTCAACACGGAATCACTGTCCCCAATCATGGGTACTTTCTTGGATTTATTTGTGTTGAACCGAATATCTTTTCCGGCCGGTAAGTCGTCGGCATACACGGCCATACCTTTGAGGTAGTGTGTCCCGTCGACAGAAATACGCACCTGAGCGTAATTGGACTTGCCGAGATTGAGATCTTTCAGACCCCGACGAATCTCAATGACCCCGTCCTTATTCGCCCCGCCGTCCTCGGCATATCGCACCATGACTCGCTTTGAGTCTAGAGGGGCAGGAGGTTTAAGAGCCAGCTTATTTCCCTGAGGATCCGTACGGACACCGACAACGTGGATATTATCAAGATTCTGGACGGTCTCCGACTTCTTGACACCGGGGGCGACCAGAACACGGGTGGACGTGTAATTATCCGTTCCCAACTGCCTGATCTTGATGTCTTGAACAGAATATCCCTGAGCCTCGAGAGTGGCGGCGGCAAGCTTTAGAGATGTGGCCGTGGTTCCGAGTGCCACCTCGGTACCGGCACCAATATCAATGTATCGGTGCTTATCCACCTCTCGCTTCAGAATATCCGCGGTACCCTCAATCTTAGACGCAGTCTTGCCGGCATCTTCCTTCAGGTAGTTTCGGACCGTGGATGAGGAAATACCGAGACGCTCCGCAATGGCAGCCTGGGACATGTTCTTCGCGTCGAGCTTCCGGACCATTGCGATCTCGACCGCCT